TCATACCTCGACAGTTCTGGGATTATATTGCATGGTATCATTCCATGCCACCCTGTTATCTTATTTTTAGTTATATTTAATCCTCGTAGATTTTTATCCATGTCCACCTTGTCTCTATACCCTACGCCTATAATAATATCTGCTTCTGCAGCTTTTCCTGTTTTGCTATTCTCCATCATATCAAAGGTTATGTCAAGTTTACCTTGAGCATCAGCAGATGCTTGAGAGATCGCAATCACACAGCAATTGTTTCTTTTGGCAATCTCCCTAGCACCTGTATATATAGCCCTAAGTTTTTCATCAGTACGAGCAAAGTTTCCTGCAACTCCAACTTTATCTAGCTGGTCAATTACGATTATATCAGGCTTTTCTTGCGCTACTAACTTATCTACTTTAACTAAATCCCAATCAACAGTATCTAATATCTTTACATTTTCTTTGATCTCAGCCCATTTCCTATTGGCTAGGGCAGTATCGTTTTTTATTTCTTCAAATGTCATACCAGTATGCGCATTGATTAGTCTCATTTGTGTCCTGATGGCAGGTTCTTCATTTATCAGAGCACAAACTTTTGCACCTTGTGATGCAAAACCATTTATTCCTGCAATAAGGTTTACCCAAAATGCAGTCTTACCACTTTCGGGGCGAGCAAATAATATAACTAAATTGCCTTCACCAATACCATGTACACGATCTTGCAATGGCTTTAGGTTAAATTTAAACTTAGTATTGTCTTTCAATTGTTCCACTAACTCACCCACATCAGAAGTAATATATTCATAGTTGTCACCTTCATCATCAATAGATGACTCTAAACACTTTTTAATCTCACTAAAATCTGCCTCTTTTCCATTATAAATCTCCGTAGCTAATACAGCAATTTTATTTGCTTGTCTTCGTTTATACAACGACTCTAATATATTGTTAGCTATTTTTTCATTAGGTAAAGAGGCAGATTCTATATCCTCAATCAAAGATTGAAAATTTTGTTTTGCTACCCTAGTTAAAGCAGGATTATCAACATCAGTATACAAAGTTGATATCTCATTTAATGTTAGGTCATTATCTGAGTCTATATGCGCTTTAGCTATTGTGTTATACAAATCGCCTGTGCCATTTGTAAATAATTCTTTAGATAACTTTGCTTTGTTTTTTGTGTAAAACTCTTTGCTAAGTAATAATTTTATAAGTTCTTTTTCTATCATTATCTTAATATACCATAATCATTTCCATATGTCCAATCGTCTGTACGCTTACATGGTGAGCATATTCTATTTACTTTGCTTTCGCTTTCAAATACTTTACTACACATCATACAAATTCTTGTTGTCGTTGCTTTTTCTTCTATGCCCATTGCTTCTCTTTCTTCTTTTTCTTGTTCGTCTATAATCCAACTTCTAAATTCTTGATGAGTCATTCTATTTACCTTTCCCTTTATTTATATATTCATACCTTTAAGTATATGCGAAATAACATCTATTGTCCAACCATTTCCTAGCATCTTATATCTTTGTGTATTCGATACACCCTCTGTATACCCAACAGGTACAGTTTGCAATCTTTCGCATTCTGTGACTGTTAGCTTTCTCCATCTATCTTTATTTATATCATATTCTGTACTTATGTCAACTTTCGGTTCACGATTACCTCCACCCATACTATTTAATGTAGGTGCCTTACCATCAGGGCTGTATATTCTTTTTAGAATATCATGTCCATTTATATCTGATGCCATACCGACCAGGGTACACCCATTATTGCCTGCACCTTTGTACATTGTAGCAGTCATACATAAACCTTTTTGATCTGTTCTTCTAAAGTGCCTAGCATTTCTAGGATTAACAGGAACTGCAGCTTCGTCTGTTTCTTTATCTAAAATATCTTTTAAGAGTATTCCTTTGTCTCCGATATCTTTATTGAAAGGTATATTAGTCCAATATAATCTTTTTCTACTTTGTGCAGATAATAAACTTGAATTTATCTCTATTGGTTTTACTCCCATATATTTAGTAATAATATCTTGAGCATCTTGTTTCATTTTTACATTTTCTAACAAGAACCATCTTGGCTTTGTTTCTTCTTTTACTCTGATAAATTCAAAAAATAATTTACTTCTTGGATCATCAAACTTTAATTGCTTGCCTGCAAAACTAAAACCTTGACATGGTGAGCCACCTATCAGCAAGTCTATATCCAGGTTTGTTGCATCTAACTTAGTGGCATCACCTACATGAACTATATCAGGAAAGTTTTTCTTTGCTATCTTCATAGCATATTTATCTATTTCAGATGCATAGTACTTTCCTACTTCTACTCCTAAATTTTTTAAAGCTATCTGACCGCAAGACATGCCATCAAATAGCGATAAAACATTAACTTTACTTTTTATCATTCTTTACCTTTCTAAATTTTTTACTTGCCTTTTCCATAATTTTATCTCTTAGTTCGTCTTTTTGTTTTTTATTAAGACCCTCTATTTCTATTATCAAGTGGTCTTCTGCCCACTTCTTGTCTTTACTTTTTATCAATTGTACCCTTTCTCACATGATTGACTATTGAAGTCTGTGCTAACAATAGTGCATCACGGATGTTTTTCTTTGTTTTCGGCTTATCTTTTAAATAAGCATAAATATAATTAACCATAACATTTGTAGACTCGTCTGTCAAGAAAGATCTAAGCATTTTTCAACCAATCGTGTTTCCACCAATAAGGTGATCCTGTACCTTTAGACCATTTAGCAAAGTATGCTTTGTCCCCTATATAATATTTTCTGTACGCAACAACATAATTCTTTGTTTTGTATTCGTCTGGCATACATTGAGGAGGATTTGTCATATCTCCTTGAGGAATGTTGTCACTAAAATCCCAATATTTTATAAATTCTATAACTCTGTTTGATTTGTGTTTTTTGTTGAAACGAACTTCGTATTGTTTATTTATAGATGAGGCATTTTTTAGTGCCCATTTAAAATTGTTTTTGTTATCTCCTACCCAAATAGTCATAGGGTGTTTAGGATAGGCAGGCTTATATAACTCACCTATTGTGCCACCCAAATGTCTTTGGATGGCAGTTGATAGCATCTGTGAAGATTCTAATAGCATTTTAGGAACATGCTTATCACACAAATACTTTGCAGCAAGTTCTGGACTTTTATCTAGAAAGAATATATTCATTAGTACCACCCTGTATCTATAGCGTTATCATTAAACTTGTTTTCTAATGACTGAATTACATTTTCTTTCATTTGTATTTCTTTAGGTAGTGAATCGTTCTCTATCTTTAAGTATTTAATCGCCCAGGCTAATGCTGTGGATTCTTCTTCTGTTAGTTTTAAGTACAGTCTATGCATTTAGTATCTCCTTTATTTGTTTTTCGTTGTAGTATTTTAAATCGTCTTCTAATATCTTGACTTCTGTATTAACATAATACCTTAATTTTCCGCTTATGTCAAATGATTTAGTTGTTGCGTCCCGGTCCAATGCAACAATAACTTTCTTAAACTTTTTTTTAAGTATCGGTATGTAAGTATCTGGTAAACTTGTACCCATCAAAGCTACGCCTGTATATACACTTGATACAGCACAGGCACTTGCACAATCTTCTACCAGGATTGCAGTATCACTATCTCCACAAATAAATGGATAAGTCTTACCACCATACATATACCATTTAGGATATACTTTTGAAGTTAATGCCCTACCAACTGCACCTAAAATCTTTTCTTTGTTTTTTATTAAGAATACAATTCTGTGTTGCTTTACATCATACATGAAACTTGCCTTTGCTTTTTGTTTGGCTTGTATACAATTATTTTTTTTAAGATAATCATAACATTTTTGCTCTGATAAAACAGAAATAAAACTTGTTGGTAATACAAAAGGCTTTTCTTTTTCTTGCTTTGCTTTGTTTTCTGTCACTACGGTTTCTGCCACCTGTTGCATTGACATCTCCACTTCATGTTTTCCATGAGCAGAACATGATGCACTAAAGCAATACCATTTTAATTCTGACTGCTCTCGCTTGACTACAAATGTGTTGGAATGATGACAGAATGGACAATCAAATCTCATGTCTAAATCACCTTGTGGTATTAATGTTTTTACTATTGTTAGCTGTTGATTATAATTCATTGTTTTAGGAGTATAGCACATATTTGTACTTTGTCAAATAGACATAAAAAAACCCAAGAGCCGAAAGGACAAGACTCTTGGGTGTATTTCCCAAAGGGAACTTTTAAATTATTTTCGCCAAAATGGTCTAGACTTAGGATAGGCAGCAAAAGTATCTGCCATATCTCTATGCATATAACTTTGTTGTCTGCGATATCCAGGTTTACTTTTACCTCGGAATTGGTAAGTATATAAAGACCTGCCTTTGGCAGCTACAAAGACTTCTTGAAATAGTTTAAGATATTTAATCGGCACACCCTTTGCTACTGAGCGTTCATACTCAGTAGAAGGGTGGCGATCTCGTAGGATCTCAGCAAGTCTAACTTTGCGTTCCCAAATCATATAATGGCATTTCGAACAGTCTGTTTACTGTAGGTATTACTATAAGGTCTATTAGGATCAAATGAATGAGTCAAACCATTAGGAAGGAATGGAGGAATGCACTCAGAGGCAACAACCCAAAAGTGTTTCGACTTTTTGATTGCCACATAGACTTGAGGATCTTGCCCTTCTCTCAATCTTTGCATCTCATAACTGACAAGTTTAAACCAATTTGTTACAGATAAGTGTACGCCATGATATGTATACACATCTTTAATAATTGATAATTGCCACAACTGACCTGAGTCGCCTGACTGATGCCAGGCTGACTCTATCTGATCAAAGGTGAACTCTAATGTGTTGATCTTAATATCACTAGCGTGTTGATATTCAAACCCACCACCAGCATTTCTACTAGTTATGTGCATTAGCAACTCCTGTTGCAACAACACCCACCATGTCTTTTGCTTTACGCTTCATTTGGTCTTGCTTAATAAGATCAATAGCGTCTTGAGATACAATGCTGATAGCAGTTTGACCTTTACGACCAATCTGTGTAGACATTTCTGTTGCTTCTGACCAAGTTTCTAATATAGTTTCAAAGTGTCTTGAACCCATAATCAAACCTTTGTAGGCAGAAACTAAAGACTCTCTTGACTTTTGCATCTGATCAAAAGCTATCTGAAGTCTATCAAAGCATTCGGCATTGTGCATCAAAGTATCTATCTGATTAGTAGTCACTAATCTTGCTCTCGAATGACAACTATACTTACTGTAAGCAACATCAAACTCCATACCATCAAAAGAAACATTGTCGTAAAAAAGACTTGTGCCTTGCTTCATTATATTCTCTTTGATAGTAGAGTGATCTCCATAAGACATTCTCTTGCCTTCTGTATTCTTGCCATTATTGTTTTGATAACTAAGGTAGTTAGATACATCTATACCTGAACTTACCATCTCATCATGGAACATCATGATACGAGAGTCTGCACCTTTTGGTAAACCTACATGATTGTTGTCATGCCTACCACCATAGTATGGGTGATGTCCTGTTTCGTCACAACCTTTTGGTGGCATACTGACATAGACTTCTCGTTCAGCATTTGCATCTTCTTTAAACCAAAAGCATGACTCTCTCTCTTTAAGACTGTACCTGTCTAAGACCTCGATATCTTTCGTTGGATAAAGATCCCCCACAATCTGTGAAACAAATTTTTTGATAGGTTCAAAAGAATCGAAGTATTTTTGTCTTGCTTCTAGGTATACTGACTTTTCAGCAGTATCTGTTTTAGCTATTTTAGCTTTTGCAAAGTTTAGTAGTATTGCTCTACTATCTTTGTTTAGTAGTGTTTTTGCCATAGTTGGCTCCTTTCATTGTTAGTTAATAGTACCACAAACAAATCGTTAAGTCAAATGTCTAGTGTTGTTTGTAGCTTACGTTCTTGACTTTAGTATTCCAACAAGCACGACAATCTTTGCATTCGTTGTCTTGTTTGTATGCAATACATTTCTTCCCATACCATTTTTTGCCTTTGCTATGTACTGTTGAGGTATTGGGAAAACTTGGTAATGGTTCTCCATTGACCATTGGTGATGATGCCCTGACTACAAGATTACTAGGAAAAGTCTTGTATATTTTAAGATAATCAGAAACTATCTTGACTTCTCTAGTAGGTAGCCAATGCTTTACTTTTGGTGTGTTTTGACATACTTGAACTATTCTTTCTAGTTCTGATAAACTGTCAATATCCCCACTATCTTTCCATCTAAAATATTTGGTTTGCTTTGTTTTGCTTTTGATTATTAGTGTCATAGCATCAACAAACTTAGGGTGTTTCATTGCTTCAAATCGTTTATAGAATGCAGGTTTTACATTGCTAAACATATAGCAACCTTTCATTGCATAGCAATCAGCACATACTGATCCCTTAACTTTTCTTAACTTTGATCCTGTCTTACATAGTTCAGCAGGAGTGCCATAGGCAAATCCTGGCATCTTACTAGGTTTACCTAGACTTCCAATTATTTCATATGCTTGTTTTATATTCATGACTTTGTGCTTATTAAAGTTATAATAATTAGTATAACTATTAGTGCTACGAATGTTTCCATTTGACAAATCTCCTATAGATGCTATACTGAGAAACCCCTTTCGAGGAAGCCCTAGTATATAGTGTTAGTATAAATAAATAAATAATCTTATAGGGATAGTCTATTTAGTTGAAATATGACCTTGATAGTCATAGTTAGGTAAAGCATCTGTACCTGCCATATCAATAGTTTTACTATCATTACAGGCAAACCACATTGCTATATTAATTTCTCCATACTTTTCTACAAACTCTGTAAGAGTTAATAATTTAGCTTGGTCTTTCATTTCTATTGCTTTGGAAACAGCAGTCTTAGTATAATGGTTTTGGTTTTTTAGTTTGTCTTGTGTGTATTCTCGTAATTGGTCGGTCATATTTACTCCTTTGTGATTATTATTAATAGTATCATAGTCAGAATGCTATGTCAAATTAGTTTAGACAAATTAAAACACTTTACGCATTTGTATCTATTTGCCCAATTATTTACTTGTATCATCATGTGTAATGTATGTATTCTATGGCATTTTACACATTTGCTTAATGTGTCTTGATTGTTTTTATTTTGCAGTACATATTTTCTTTTTTTTCGTACGATAGTATCTACAATCATTGTTCACTCTCCTCAACTATATAGAAATCATAACCCCCATTGAGATTGTTTATTTCTATGTATTCTTCTGCTTCAGTTTCAGTACCAAATTCAACATCTAAATAATAAGATGTTTGGGTATTTTGAAACTTTATTTTATACTTCCTCATTTGACCAATCTAACTTGAAGTATTCTTCGTTATGTTTTTTTGTTGACAAAGAGTGCTTGACATTGGCTTTTAGTATTCTGCGTAGCCAGGAAATTCTAGTTTCATATACATCATTAATAGCAAAACCTATGAAATTATCAAACGCATTTGGGCTATTGCTCATAGGTTTATCTATAATGGTGTGAAATAATTTATATCTTAATTTTAATTCTGGTAAAGTTTCTTCGCTAATGACTGCCATGCCTAAAACATGAAGCTGTAAGCCAAATAGCTGCAGTTGATTTTTGATAGAGGCGTACCCTTCGTCAGACATTCCTCTTGAGTTTGTTATTAATGGCATTGTTAGTCCTTTCTATTATTATTTATACTTAATAGTATCAAACTTTGACTTTTATGTCAAACAAAGTCGTCTGCACTTGGCACTTCGAATGATCCCCAATAACTCCACTTTTTTGTGACTTTGCTTTTTACAAGAACAAGTCTATTGTCTTTGAATTTATTTTGCCAGGTTTTAAAATCTTTATATTTATCTTGAACTAAATGTTTCATGTATTTATCAAACATTGCTTTTGTCAACTTCACGCACTTTTCTTCATTATTAATTTCTATATCTGTAATCATATCCCCCCACTACGGTCTCGTAGGGTGTGCATTACACACACCCTTTG